CTATACGGTTTTTCTTTTAATATTTCCGCATAATAAGGAAATGGTTGATTATGATCGGCAAAGCAATCAATAATATTTATTTGACTTCCAATATCTTGAAAGAAAATAATTGCTGTATCGTCATTGTAACCAATATCCCAAGCCGTATGAACTTCATGAGCAGGATTAAAAGGAATAGACGTTAGTCTTTCTTTATCTTCTAATTCTTCAATCTCATCTCCATAAATACTTCCAGGAATGTTTCCTATCCAAGAGCATTCAAACTCTTGGTTATATTTAGCCTCACCCATTAAGGATAAGGCTTGGTCTAACTCTTCCTGGTCTACGATTTTTGTATCGCTAGCTTTAGCAGTATAGAGCAACCAATTCTTATCGCCTTGAGCTTTTAGATAATATTCATAAAAAATATTATTCATACCTTGCGGTGTACCTACGAGATACATAAAGCCTTTACGATCTGATAAAGCAGGTGTTAAAACCTCCTCTATAAGCGATGCAGAAATTTGAGAAGTCTCATCTATGCAAACTCCGTCAAAGTATAGACCTCTTAAATTATCTACACTCTCTGCACCTAATAAAGTGATACGACTACCATTCGGTAAATCGCATCTCAATTCTGTTTCATTAAATTTTACGCCAGGAATTTTCCCAGCATAAAATTTCAAAAAATCCCAAGCAATGCTTTTAGACTGTTTATAAGTTGGACTAATATATGCGTATCTTGGATTATGATTTTTATTTAGTAATGCTTCCTTAATTAAATGGTTCAGCATACAAGTTGTTTTCCCAAACCGTCTGTGACAAAGTAATAATGCGTATCTACGGTTTCGTAAACTTTGATGTAAATAATTTTGTTGAACTCTCGGTTTGTAAGGTATTGTTATTTTCATTAATTCTATTGTTTGCTATTTCAAAATAGTTTTTATCAAGTTCAATACCTATAAAGTTTCTATTCAAATTCTTACAAGCAACACCAGTAGAGCCTGAACCCATTGTAAAATCTAAAACCGTATCGTTTTCTTTGGTGTATGTTTTGATTAAGTATTCTAATAAAGCTACTGGCTTTTGTGTTGGATGTATTTTATTTTTATCTCTATTAAATTCTATTAATGTTAATGGATAACGAACTCCATTATTTTCAGTAAGAATATTTAATTTACTATCTTTATTATAAATTGATGTTCCTCCACCTTTTTTAATTGTGTAAGGTTTTCCAGCTCTCATTTGTGGATTATACTTATGAGGTTTTTTACAAAATACTGAAATAGTCTCTATGTTTTTTAAAGGATATTTTTTAGAATTTAAAAATCCTGTTCCTTGTTTTTTATTCCAATACCAATCATACTTAAACCATTCAATATTAGATGTTCTTAAAAAACTACTAAAAGGCTCACTACCAAATAAAGTTATACAACCATTATCTTTTATAATTCTTTTTAATTCTTTCCACATTAAGTCAAAAGGAATTACACTATCCCACTTACATTGTGTTGTTCCATAAGGTGGATCAGTTAAAATTAAATCAATGCTTTTGGTTTCCAAAGTTGGAAGAACTTTTAAACAATCGTCATTAAAGAGTTTTGTTGTTTTTTGCAAACTCCATTTACTTAAGTTATGCCAAAGCTTTTGTTCAATTTCTTCTTGGCTCATTAATGAATGCTTGGTGGCTTTTCCAAAGAGTGATAACTCATTCTAATCTTTGCAAAGACGTACTGGCAAAATTCATCTATATCTTCTTTATCCTTAAATCCGTGAAAGCTAATCACTAAGCTTTCTGAGGAACCCATACTGATTGCTTCTATATTTTTAAACTTGTCATTCATTGTTTGTGTGTTTGAAACATCGGTAATTAACGTATTAGCCTCTGCGCCTCATTTTCTGGGGTATGGTATCTCTACAAAAAACATTATTTTACCGCCAGTATTTTCAATAATTGATAGATAGTCAATTACTCTACCTACTTACTAAACATTTATTTAACTAAGTGATGAATATCTGATGAATATTTTATTATCCTAACTCCATGACGCAAGAAGTTCATATGTTTGTGTGCGTGCTACCGAACTTTAACCAGTCGAGTTAACACTCTTCATCTCATTCTCGTAAGTCTTATCGTCAGGTGTATTCCAAGTGATTTCAATTCGTGTGTCCTGAACAATCTGTTGTTTATCTCCATAGATTGGTATTAGCTTTGAAGCCATCCATCTTGCCATACTTGCTTGCTCACGAACTACGTGGATGTTCTTATTATCCGCAGTCTGCAACGCTTCGATAGCTTGATCGATATACGATTGCGCTCCACATCTACGAGCTTGAACCAAATCTTTAGCAAAGTCTTGATGCTTGGCAATCCAAGAATAAACTTTAGATAAGCTTGGCATACCTTCATCTTTGCAAACTTTAGAAAGAGGAGTACCAGACATAACTGATTTAAGCAGTTTGTGTTTCAATCCTGTTGTTAATACGATTTCTTTTGTCATTATAGTTTTTAATGTTTTGCGCAGACTTGAGTTTACCTGCTTTAGTTTTCGGACCACTTGATCGTCCAGCGTGGTTCTTGCATCTCACATTTCCATTCTTGCAAACTATACCTACACCATTACATTGAACTGTGTAATTAGATTGTCTTGTCTTACTTTGACATTGTAATTTATATTTCATTGTCTTTGCTCTAGTTGATGGAAAAGAAAAAAAGAGAAAAAAGAAATAAATTAAAACAGAATAATTCTATTACGAACCTTCCAACAATATATTGATTTTACAGCTCTTCGCTTATTTGTCTAGGCTAGGATTTTAATATGTTTTAAAAATATTTTGATTTGCTGATGATATACAAATTAAATAAAGAATTTGTCGTATTTGTCAAGCATTGTTGAATTTATTTTCGTAGCCAATCTGTTGAGGATAATATCATAACTTCTTTTAACAGTTGAACGATGTTTGCCAAACATTTTAGATAGTGTGGACCATTTAATTCTATTAGCTCTTAACCAAAGCAGCTTACGATCCTCTAAAGGATTATCTGATATATCTTCTTTAACACTTAGCAACATATCGATTGCCAAACCATAATGCGTCATTTGCCTAGGTGTTGCTCTTAATTTTAATTTATTATCAACGTGATAACCATAATCTTCTTTATCATATTTAGTATAGCCACAAGTTGTTTCAATAAGTTGGAACATAGTTGGACATCGTTTGTTGTTAGGCTTGGCAATAAACTTTTCAGCATAAGCAGCATCATCTAAGATACGAATGATATTCTTTTCGCAATTAAGTTGTTTATCTAATTGTTTACTTATCGACACTTTTTAACATCCAAGGATAGCGTAATTGACTTGGATCCTTTTTAATTTGATTAAGTTCCTCTATTGGCAGACTTTGGAGTTTATCTAACAACTCGTATTGGTCCAAGTTAGGATAAAGAAATATTTTTCCTGTATCTCTTTGTTTTAAATATCCTTTTAAAGCTCTCCAACCTTTATAAGATTTATATTTTTTAAATCCTATATTCTCTAAGAAATGTCTATGAGCAGGCATATCAAACAAAATATATTCAGGACCATCTTTGATAGAGATTAACTGCTTATCATTTACTTTTATTTTACTTAAATTAATTAATATATTTTCTACTTCTTCCTTAGTCATTTGAAACTGACCACCAATATTAACAATACGAATAAAAGCAGACATTTTCTTAATATTGAACTGAGAGCAGCAGTAGCTGTAGATCCTGTACTCTAGAGGCTTTATATTGCCATTAATCAATACGTTTGGATCACTTAGATAAAAGTTTGACATAATTATTTAATCGTTTGAAATTGCTATTGTGTTCTGTTTTTGATGTAACTCTTTTCAATAAATAATTCTTAGAAGAGCAGGCAGGTATGTGCTGCTGAACTTTAAATTCTAAATACTCCAACATTTCATCTGGAGTTAATTTAATAATTCCTTTACCTCCAGGAGGATAAATTCTTTTGATATGAAATTCTTTAATAGGTCTTTCTTGTTCTGAGATTTCGTCAACGGTGTACCAAATAAGAAAATATGGAAGCTCGCATTTTTCAGCTACAAACTTATATGGTCTTTGCAGCCAGGCTGATTTATCCTTAAAACTGTTGTCTTTATTATATATGGTATCAGCCAGAAATAGAGGTTTTGCGCAGGCTGGACAAATACTAAGGAAATCAAGGTCTAAATAGGCTATTCCATCATGTTTTGACCTGTGCCAAGACGAAACTGGACTATGAAGCTGATTATAATACTGATTACGAGCCATTTTATACGTATATTTGGTATATATTGTTGATTTTACTTATGTAATAGAACATCTATGAAACCACCTACCAAACTCAGCTTATTTGTCAAATTTTCCTGTTCTATTGACAATTTTGGCAATAATCTGGTATATAAGATTATATTATGTATTCCGAAGAAGGTAATAACCCACCAAAAAATGTAGCTATCAAATGGCTTAAAAAAGTACCTAAAGAATTTACAAAAAAAGAAGCTTACTTAAAAGATTATGTTGTTGCATTTCATCAAGCTGGAACTCTTCTAGTTCCAAGATTAGATGCAGATGTTTATATAAATTATATTTTTAGAGAACAAAGTTATAAGCAAAAACTTTCAGGACCAGCAACAGTTTTATACAATTATATGGTTCTAAAATCTCGTAAAAGAGAAAAGTTTGAAATAACTTGGTCGCAAGCAAAAGGAGCTTTTCATAGAAGAAATAAAACATTATTTCCTCAAGCTGCTAGTGGTGAAAAATTATCAAAATTATTAACTGAAGATGGAATGACACCTAGAAAATTTGCTGAAAAAACTAAGAAAGATTACACACAGGTTTTTAGAGAACTTAGAGGTCAAAGACCTTTATCATTAAAACAAGCAATAGATTATAGTAAGGAATTAAATTGTGATCCAGCAGATTTATTATTTGATGACTTAACTTGTAAGATCTGGGGTACTGTTGATTTATATACTATTAGAGATTTAGGTAATGAAAAATATTTTCCATGTGAAATTAATCCAGCAGCAAACAAATCTACAATAGTACCTAGAAATATTTACAAACCAAACATCATGGCAATTAATGTTAATTCACCTGGATCTTGGTTACATGGACAAACTGCTTTTTATTATAAAACAAATTCTGATAGCGCAGACCATAATGGTAAGTTAGTTATTGCTCAAACTAAAAATGAAGGATTTGCAGATTTAGGTTTTGAATTAAATAAATATTGGTTTGGAATTTTTAATATTGCTAAAGGTGGCAGACAAGAAATTTTAAATCCAGATCCTAATGCAGAAAAACAATTTATTTGTTCTGGACCTTTTGAATTTGTTGCTCCAGTAGTTTCATTAGTTCATCCAACAGCTTTAGAAAAAGGCTATAATTATTATGAATTAAATAGAAGAGCGCATGAAATTCTTAAAATACAAGAAATGAATGAGCAACTTGCTGGAAAACAAAAAGAATTTCGTAAAATCTTATCTGCTGAAATAAATGAAAAATATTATAAAGAAGAAAAAGCTAGGATGGCAAAGAGTGTAGAGCAGGCGGTAGAATTTGAAAAATCAATTTTACAACAACAATTAAAACAAAATAATATGACTAAAGAATTAGAAGATGCTTACAAGGCATTGGAAAAATTAACAAAAGAGAAAGAGGATTTAGATTACGAAATACCAGACTTCGTTAAGAAAAGCGCCTAATGAAAATAAGAAAAGATTATAATGGAACAGAATATTACAATGCTACTGATGCAGCTAAGTTTTTAGGAATGGCAGGATCTACATTTATTTATTTTTATGATCCCAGAAATCTATTAGCCGAAGAGTTTAAGCCTAAATATCATATTTTTTTAGGTAAGAAGATTTGGTGGAAAAGTGATTTAGAAACGTGGAAGAACAAAACTTCAAGAATTAAATTTGGTTACAAAAAGAAAGATAAAACAAAAGAAATTTTCACGAAAAACTCAAACGTAACGAAATTTACGAAACCTCCTAAATAATCAATCTCAACAGCTACCTTTGACAAATTAGTCAATAGATGTTGCTAACCTAGCAATGGATCTTTATATGTTACTCCATGATAAAAACTATAAAAGTTTCAGAAGATCCTTTAAAAGATATTCAAAAGAAAAAACTACTTCCTCTCTTCGCACAGAAGTGTGCAATAAATCATTTCAGTCCTAGTCAATTTGCAAAACCAGATGCTAGTTGGTTAATCGAGTATGTTCATTTTGATCAACCTACTAGAAGAAAAATACTTAAGCCTAATGCAGCTATGGCATCAGGTATTTGTGTAGGTAATGTTTTACAAAATGTTTTAGCTGATGTTATTTGGAAATTAAATTCTGCAAAAAAATTATCTCCTGTTCAATGGAATAAAAAGACAAGTGAAGAAAGTTTACAAGAGGAATTAGAAAAATATAAAGATTATGAACCAACGGATGACAACGACAGAACTAAGCATCAAAAATATTTAGAGGAAATACCTCAGTTGGTTTTAAATGGCTTCAAAGCGCTTGAAGAAATTGGTTTAGCTTCTCCAGTTATCTGTGAAAAGCAAATCAGTTTAACTTCTGACAATATAGATAACTTTTTTCTTCCTTGTTCGTTACCTATAGTCGGAAGAACGGATTTTGAGTTCGGTGGTTCTGTGTTCGGTGGTAAATCTCCTCATGAGATCAGTCCGACAGCTTCGGCTGCCTTTCCACAGAAACTTATTGAACTCAAAACCAAATATTCAAGACTTGGAAAAGTTAAGAAGAATGGTGAAAGATCATTTGTTAAAGTAGCTCCACCAAATACACCTAGCTTCAACCATTTAATCCAATGTGCTTGTTATGCAGCTTACTATCAATTCAAAGTTCCAGTTTATTTACTTTATGTAACAGAACAAGGCTACAAAGTTTTTACTTCTAATAATTGTCCAGGACTTACGGTTGAAGGATTAAAAAAGAATTTTCAAATCATGATGAATGTTTTTAGAAGAAGAGAAAAAATATTAGCACTCAACGAAGATAAAACTAAAGAAGAAATTATAGCTGGAGCCATAGAAATTATGGATCCAATGTTTGACCATCCGTGGTGTTGGAATAATTATCCTATTGATGTCTTAAAAGAAATCAAAGCGATGTGGGGAACAGTTTAATGAATTATATGTCTGAAGATTTAAAAAGAGATCTGCAAGAAGCAGCTCAACGTGAACAGCGACTACGTATTAAAATCGCATTATCAACAATAATTATAGGAGTTATCATTTTATGGATAATATTATAATTGGTGATGATAAACTTACAAAAGCTATTTCCGAGTTTAAAAAAGCACTACCAGGAAATACAATATCTATTCATTCTAAAGAGTACGCAACAGTTGCGTTAAGAATTGGAGTTGCAAGAAGAGTTCTTGGCTCAAGTTTAAACATCACTACAGAAGTTATCTCTATCGATAAAGATACTGTTGTAATGAAAGCAACTGTAGAAATTGATAGCAGATTAATCTCAACTGGTTTTGCAGAGGAAAAAAGAACTGCCTCTCGTATCAACCAAACCTCTGCGTTAGAGAATTGTGAAACATCCGCAGTAGGTCGTGCTTTAGCATTTGCAGGTTTTACAAACGATAAAATTGCAAGTGCGCAAGAAGTTCAAAATGCCATAGAGGCATCAGACAAGAAGATCCAAAAAGCTTTGTCGGAATTGAAAAATATTTCTCACGCTGGAAGTTTTAACCAATGGTTGACTAATTATAAGACGTTTTTAAGTACGTTGAAGGAAACTAATCCTCTGACGTATCAAAGTTTTATGAGCGAGTACACAACCATTAAATCTAACCTTAAATCTAAAGGAGTTATTCAGTAATGACTGAAGAAACTAAAAAGAAAAGACCTGACCTTGGAATAGCAATTCCAGTAGTCAATAAAAAGACACCACAATCTTATGATTTGTCTGGCAACATAGTTGTTGAAGGCAAAAAATATAAATTTGGTGCTTACCGTTCTACAGCAAGTGGCAATGGTAAAATGGAAAAAGGATCGGAGTATTATTACTTCTATCGTGTTGAACCATTAGATGATGCTGCACCAGCAGGTGATACATCATTCAAACCATCGGAGCTGGAGGCATAATGAACCCAGACAAATTTAAAAGTGTTGCGATAAATATTCAAACATACAAATTGCTTGAGGACTTATCACAAAATAAATTTGAGCTGCCGATTAGTATGTCTAAGACAGTTGAGTTTTATATTCAACGAGGTCATAAGGAATTTAAAGAGAATGGCAAAAGACAATCTAAATAATAGATTAGCTGATCTCGAAAAATCCAGAGAACTAACTTACGGATCTTTCAATAGTAATATGAAAAAAATTGCTAAGGTTTGGTCCGTAATTTTAGATGATGAACTAGCTGATGGAGTTCCATTAGCACGGCAAATACCTGCACATAAAGTAGCGCTGATGTATGCGGCAGCGAAAATAGTAAGAGCTTCAAATAGTTATAAAGAAGATAGTTATGATGATGCTTTAGCTTATCTGGTTCAAGCAGAAGAAATGCACAGACCAGAAAAACTTTTTAATACCGATGGTATCGTTAAAGATGAAGTAAGTAAAAATCCATCTGACGAATGGATTAATGGATATAACCATTGGAAAAAATCAAATGAAAAGAGAAAAGTATAATGAGCTGGAAGGAAATTTTTGACCTTATGCACAAAGAGAGAAAACAGAATAATGTTATTCAATTTCCTACAGCCGAAAATCCTGAATTAAAAAAACAAAAAAATGATTTAGTAGCTTTAACTTTAACGATTGAAAAGATTATGAAGCAACCGATGTGGGAATTTGCTCCTATCTCAGCACACAACATGGAATTATTAGCACAATTTGGTGAAGGATTGACCTTCACACCATTAACCGCTCAAAGATTAATAGCCAATCTTGCAACTGAGCTTATTCGATACAGGCTAGATAATAAAGAGGATCCTTTTTAATGAGTAATTATGTAAAGAGTGGAGTAAGAAATTCTTACTCTTCAATGATGTCTAGCTCATTCTTAGACAGAAAGACTGGCGACTTTAAACAGTTAAATCAAAGTCCTTGGTTCTTAAAAATGAAGAATGGAAAACCTGGTTATTTTTTAAAGATGGAGCAGAAGTTCCAACAAATGCCAGAAGATTGTTTCAGAGCAACAGCAGCAAGATCAGCTACGTATGATTTATCTGATGTTGAAAAACAAATAGAAAATTTCTTTTCTAAAAATCTTGGATATATGGAGGTAAAGCATGAAGCTAATAAAAACTAAAGAAGTAACTGAGTATAGTAAAATGGTTGGTGCTAATCTTAGATATATCCGAATACACAGAGGCTTAACGCAAACTAAAGTAGCTGAAGCATTAAATTTAACATTTCAACAAATGCAAAAATACGAAGCAGGTACTAACTGTATAAATGTTTGGAGATTAAATCAGCTTTCTGAATTTTTTAAATTTAGTGTTCTGGATATTTTAGATCCTGATCTGATTATGAGGATGTGCAAATTTAAAGATAAGCAAGATGAAATTAAATATGCCATTGAAGATGACGAGTATGAAGTTAAGAGAAAAATAATAGGCGGAGGTTCTTATGAAAATCATAAAGGTTGAGGATGTTGAAATAGAATACCAAAAGCAAAACACAGATTGTGATAGCAAATGGTGTGTCTATGTAAAAGTTAGAGAAAAAGACCATGATAAATTATTGTTTATGATAAAAACAGACCATAAGCCATACACTAGGTTCACGATTGAATGTGGAGATATTACTAAAGCGGTTCCAAGCTTAGATGAACTTTCTTCTATTGAAAAGCACGTTCACGATGAAACATCTAGTCCAATGCCTAATTTTTTTCATGACAAGAATAATTAAAACAACACAAGGTGTGGCTTCATTTGTTCAAACAGAAGAATTTGCAGATGAGGCTGATGCCGAAGTAGGTGACAACCCAGAGGCTAAAGACATTAAAATTAATGAAGTTAAAATTGAGAATATAAAATGGAAACAAAAGACGTAGCACATAATTTGCCTTATGATAGTAAGGTTCAAAGACTAAAGAGAAGGTATCAAGGTTTAGCAAGAGTAGCAGCAGCTATTAATGACCTCTCTATATATGGAGTATTTACCTCTAATTATCCTAATTTAACGATTGTATTGGAACAAGCGAAAGACCATTGCAAACAAATCATAAAAGAAACTAAAAAAGAAATAGCTCTTATTGAAGATCCACAAAGTAATTATGACCTTAATGTAGATGAAGATTTACCTGATGCAGATGAGGAAAAAGGTTCTTTAGAAAAGATGAGAGATGAAGGAATAATTTAATGATTACTCATGTAGGTATGTTTGACCAATTAGATGAGCATGAAAAGATTAATAAACTTAAAGGTGAAATAAAGAGATTAAAGATAGTAAGTAAAGAACATAAGAAATTAGTTGGAAAACTTTATAAAGAAACTGATTATTTAAAGAAAGAAATGGCTTTAGTTAAAGAAGATAATCAACTGTTAAATATAGAAATTGGCAGATTGATGAAGAAATTACAGGACAAATGATAACCAATAAAAAACAAACCAAAGAAAAGAAATGCTCTGACTGTATGACAATAGAAAAAGCTATTGAAATTACA